GGCCGTTATCAGTTGACCACTGAGAAGTTCCTGGCGCACCGTCAAAGAGGTCATAGAACCTCCAGCGTCTACGAATGAAACTGTTATCTGGAATGATTGCCTGAAGACCGGCACCCGTAGGGTCATCTTTTAGACGAACTGTAAGGTCATGTGTGGCAATCGCAGTGATTTCATACTCGTTTCCGTCATCATTAGCGTTGAATGTAAATGCTGTTGCATCTGAAGACGCATCAGCACTTGAGAAAGATATGATGTCACCAACACTAAACGCAGTGCCATCATCAACTTTAACCGTTGTAGCACCTTTAGCATCTTCACCAACAGTCTGGTTACTGGAACCAAGGTTCTGTTCGTATGCAGTAGCATTTCCACATATCGAAACACCGATTGAGTTACCGTGTGTACCAGCGGTCCTCGCAGCCCATTCACCGACAGACGCCTGACCTGACGAAAATGAATTAAGATAATGATCTGTATCGCGAATAAGAATGGCAGAACCTTGTGCAACAGCATTTAAAACGCCTGACTCCGCACGAACCACTCGTAGTGCATCACCGTACTGCAAGAAGTTTGCAGCAGTGAAGAAAAATTCGAAATTATCTCCCTGTGGTTTACCAAAAACCTCTACCAATTCATCCTCTGATGAGATAGCCGTAACTGAGGAAACTGGACCTTTCTCAAAAGGACCAGCAATTGCAGCAATAGAGGTTGAAACAGCGGGAACGACGTTTGTAAGATCAATCTCTCTTACTTGAACGCCGGGTGAAACTAGAAATCCCATCTTTTTACTCCTTAGTTAAAGAGTTGTTATTCTCTAAAGATATTTATAAAAAAATAGTTTTGCAAACCACCGATTTATAAGTGTTATATCATATAAATAAAAGTATGAACGAGCACTATGAGAAATACAAAGACACAATCAAAAAGGTATCTAGAAGAAACTACCAGAAGCGTAAGATTCTCCTAGAAGAGTTTCTTATTGACAAGTCATGTAGACACTGCGGCGAGTCTGAACACGTATGTCTCAAGTTCTATCCTCATGATGCTGAGATACGCAAGATATCTAAACGAGTTGGAACGAGTGATGAGAGCAGAAAAGAAGTCTTTCACCTCATAGACCAATCAGATATTCTCTGTTATAACTGCTTTATTAAGAAACACCACGATTTGATTGAATTTATTTGATCTACCTAGAAATCAACAATGTATGTTGACCAATCAAACTCATCAAAATTTTTGTGAGTCACAATCTGTCCATCTCCTGTTATAGCAAGAACTCTTAGTGGTTTTTTTGTGCCCAACCTCAATCCGCTAGCAACCTTTGGGTGATCGTATGACATTTTTTTATCACCAGTTATTTCATAAACAAAGTCTCTTATCATCATCTTACATTTTTTGTAATATTTTTGACTAGGTGCGTCATGAGCTTCACCTGTCGCATACCAATCTCCCCAACCTTCATGTGTAAGATCATAATATATCATATCTCCTGCAATGACATGATTACATAACCATTTTTCTATAGGTGGTTGCATGACAAATGGCATATAGTTATCAGGATCAACCCAATCACCACCAAAGTTTGTAGCATATCTCCAAGTATTATGAGAGCTGTAATACCTTCGTTTAGTTTCCCAGCAATCAAATTGATCTGTTACTTTTATTCCTCGACCAGCAAAGTTTGACTTACACCCGAACATAGGATCACACTCACCCAGAGAGCATAACACATGTGCATCTGGCTGAGCCAATCCATAGACCACAGATTGCGTGCTCGTTTCATCCCAAACATAATCTATTCTACCTTTCACTATTTTTTCAAATAAATCAGGCGACTCCATACGACCTCCCATGATAACACGAAGTTGTTTTTCTAATCCTAATTCATTAAATGCGAGTAGAGCTGCGGTACTATCTAAACCACCAGACCAGAAAAAGTCAATGGTCTTTCCTTTGTTTGCTATCAACTGTGCAGCCTCAAACATACAATCTGAAAATTCTGTCTTGGGATATTCTTGAAAAGGAACCCAATCAATACAAACCTTTGAGTGAAAAGTAAAATGATCTTTACCAGCACGATCTATTAATGATCCATGATTAAATGGTTTGTGACCACTTCTTATCGTATATTCTTTTTCTTGTTCTATAACATGTTGCCACTCTTGTAAAAAAAGAGGATGTTTGTCTCTAATCCATTCTGTTATTTTTTTAGAGAAATTGCCAGACCAAAAAATAAGATTATTTTTCATAACAATAAATTACTCTATAATTATCATTGTAAAATTCTGGCAGAAGAAGTTGCCCAGTTCTTTCTAAAAAATCATCATACTCGTAGTTAGAAAAAAACTTATCGTAGTATCCTTTTGGCTCAAACTTTCTTGGTTTTGCCTCATCTTCCCATTCTAATTTTCTTGGTTTGTATGATGTGCAAGAAACATTGTCTGTCTCTATTATAATGGTATCGCCTTTGACCTTTTTTAACAGAGTATCATGATCATCAAAATAATATATGATTCCAGCCATGAGAACCACATCATATTTTAGAGGACACATTTCTAAATAATCCTCTACATTCATCTCTATCCACTGCCATTTTGTAGGATCGAAATATTTGTTAAGGTTTTTATTTGCTATGTCAGAAAAGTGAGAGTCTACACCAGTATAGTGTTTTGCGTCATAGTGCAAACACCATGCACCAGCAGAACCAATCGCAGCTCCCAGATCAAGAATTGTTTTACCCTCTATGATATGTGGTGGTAAAAGAGAATTATATCTCTTGTTTAAGAAATCCTTACTTATTTGATATCCAAAATTTCTATCTTTTCTTGTATCATCTTCTACAAACTCTGGATATAAATCAAATAAACTACCAGTTGCTACCATAGTCCCTCACCACGGGATTCCATCGTGTTCCATATTCATCAACGACCTCACCTATATTCTCGTCCTCTAATCCATCAATGATAAACCCAAACGGAGCCATATCCTGTTCTAATGCATCCTGTTGCTCTCTCATCATTGTTTTGCGAATATCACTATCTGTAAGTTCTTTGAAATATTGTTGATCTGTCATCCATGCAAATATGAATAGACACGCAACTAAGTCATCATTACATCCATCATCTGCTTCGAAAGAATTACCTCTGACAATAAACGTTGACAATTCATTTATGCAATCGTAGTCCTCCACGATTAACTTGCTATCCTCAATCATTTGTTTGAGATTAGAACAACCTATCTTCTTGACTGCCTTTGTGGTTCTTACTCCCAATTGTGCTCTACCCCCTGAGAACCCCCCTCCAAGGACTTGTCCCGCACGCCCACGCATGGAAGCCATAATAAGGTTGTCATACTCCAAATCAAACTGCATAGCACTTGCAACTTGTTCTCCTATATCATTTACCTCAATCAATACAAATGCTTGATTATACGCACGGGCAACCTCATATATCTTCTGAGGAAATAAGAGAGGTTTAACTTCGTTATCTCTGTATTTTGCAACTATTTTATAGGGAAGTTCTGTTACGTCAATTACACAAAACGCAGAATAGTCATTCTTTGTACCACGCGAGACATCGGCGGTCATCACGTAAGTGCGGTCTTTCTGTGGTGATACGTGAACATCTAACCCTGCATTTGACTGAGTTGGTTCTCTGTATGTCATCGTGCGAAGTTTTGAAGGTGTAATAAGAGTATCGATAGAACCAAGAAACTCACACTCAAACTCTGTGTTAAACTGTGCCTCTGATGTATTCTTGATTGTCTCTGCCTTCCACGCCTCATCTCTACCCGGCACTTCAGACCAGTGAACTTCTATCGGCACATAGGAGTTTCTACCTTCCTCTGCATCTACCCATAGTTTATAAAATTGATTCATACCGTGTGGTGTAGAAACAATCATCACCTTCGTTGACTTACCTGATGAAATTGTGGGGTACACAGAGGAAAAGAACTGCTCAGCAACGTTGGCCGGGACATAAGCAAATTCATCAAGAAATATGATGTTATAAGACCCACCACGCACAGCACTAGCACTAGTAGATGAAGCGAGTATTTTTGAACCATTTTCCAACTCCAAAGAACCTTTGTTCCAACTCATCACCCCCTGTTGCAACCACTTAGGTAAGTGTTCGTATGCCAACTGCAAACGACCAAGAAGATCACGGGCAGTTGCGGCCTTGTTCGCAAGGATTGCCACATTCACCGTGGGGTTGAACAAGACATAGTGCAAAAGGTATGAGATAATAGTTGTGGACTTACCAGACTGTCTAGGAAGTTTACAAATAGTAAAACGATTATTGTGGAATGTTCCCACCATCTCTTTCTGGAAGTCATACATCTTAAACGGTACAAGTCCCTCGTCAAGAGACACAATGCGAACATACGTCTGAATAAAATACAGAGGGTCTTCCATACACCTCTGATACTCTTGCAGCTCTTCTTTCGTCCACTCTTGTTGAACATTTGCCCGTTTGAGATTTGGGTTTCCTAGATAGACCTGTTCAGTCATCCTCTATTTTTCCAAAAATGAGTTCCGTAGTAATGCTCTTTTGTATACAATGTTTTTTTATTGTATCCTTGATTTGCCTTGTAAATCTTTTGACCATCATCATCGTATTCCCAAACCCTCCAGTCGGGATCATGACTTTGAACTGGTCCTTCTTTTGTATCATTCTTTTCCATATTTCTATTTATACCTAACAAATGTGCCGTCCTCATATACGATACTATTGAGAGCATAATGATTAATTGGTGCACCCAGATATCGCTCTTGTTTATTCACTGGAAGAAAAGAACTTTCCTTTTGTTTTGTATACAAGTAATCTTCATTCTTATCATAATCATATATATATTTTTTCATCGGCCACTTGTATGTTCTATAGTCACCGTTGTGTCCAGCATATGGGTTAGACAAAGCCCACTTCTCAAAATAATCTGTATAGAAAAATGAATATTCTAAATGATACACGGATGGGTCTTTCAGAAATCTTGGTGAGAGGTATCTAGATAATAAGTCATCTATACTCCTACCAAACCACCAAAGCAACTCCCAACATGTTTCTGGTTTGTACGGAGACATATCAATATATTTTTCTGCCGTCTTTAACATATGAGGGTCTTTCATAATATGAATCCAATTTTCATCTTTGATTTTGAAGAATTCCTTCATAGACATATATGATGACACCGCAAGGAATAGTTCATCCCCACCACCACCATTCACATTGATTGTTTGTCCGTTCCACAACTCGTCATTATCGTAAATGTAGTTTTCATCAGAGTGCCACTCCAACTTTACTTTCTTATCTACCAATAAATCGTAAAAATGTGGATTTTCTTGTACACTAGCTTTCGATAGATAAACGATAAGGTCCGTATCCAATCTCATAGTTTTTAGAAAACTCACCAATGCACATGTGCTGTCTATACCACCAGACCACCACAACCGTATTGGTTTTCTAATATCCCACAGTTCTACAGCCCTACGATTAGTTAACTCTTCGAAGGTTGATGTAAAATTTGTTGGAAACTCTGTAAAAGGATTCTCAACCAGATTAAATTGATTATCAAAACCAATTCTAAAACGAGGAGAGTGTAGACCAAAATTAGTTGCTAATTTATATTCGTCTCTTTGACTTACTTCTGGAAAAGAATTTAGATGATAGTAAAGAACCTTACTCACTTTTCCCTTTCAACATTTTTTGCAACTCAGCGGTGCTTCCTACAAATAGCGCGTTGGTAACGTTTTTAGGTCCGTGGTCTGGAACCTCTTTAAGTTTCTTCATCTTCTCTTGAAGGTCGCCTAGTTTTTCGGTAACGTCTGCGACCTGTTTGATAAGATTTCCAGCAACCTCGTATGCTCTTGGATGCTCACTTTCTTTTGCAAGTTCCAGTATTCCATCAATCGCATCTTGACCACGTTCAACAAGGTTATAAAAGTTTTGTCTTTGATATGCATAGTCATTATCTACGTCATCTCCATGAGATGGGACAACGACTTCTTTCTTTTCCACAACGACCTCTTGTGGAACAACCTTGTCGATGACCCCAAGTGCTTTCTCTATTTCAATTTCTTTTGGCATAACGTATTATTTATGAGGGAAGTTTTATTCCTCTATCTCGTAAATATTTTTTTTGAAAAACTTTAGGTGTTTGATTTTTAATCCATGGCATAACATGTATCCATTCTTGTACGAACTTTTTATCATAAAATGCACTTCTATCCTCTAATCCATAGGCCAATGATAAAGTTTCAAACAGGTCAAGTAAACGTCTTGCTTGTCCCCCATAAAAATGTTGCCACGGAAATACTGTTGATAAATCCTCTGGCCAGATAGAAAAACCAGCTGGATTTTTATTCGTAATACCGTTATACGTCAACGAATGCCCTGCTGGTAAAGATGGATAATTATCAAAAATTTCATCTCCTCCGTTTCCAGTGAATACAACTTTACTGTTAAATTCAGAAATACACTTTTCTCTCATCGACCAATGTGACCGAAAAGGTAAATTTATAGATACTAATCTATTTCTATTATTCTTCCATTCAGTTTCTAGTTTTATTTCATCCCAATCAGGAATTTTTTCTATCTTGATATGTTTATTATATCCATCTGTGTATTGAACAACTTGATTCAATGTTTCCAAATTTTCGCGCCCTTCCCACACTCCTGATAAACAAGTTATACTATTAAAATGTTTTTTATGGTCAGCTAAACACAGTGCAATAGGTGAACTATCTAAACCACTACTAAGAAATAAAGTTAAATTTTCTGTATAACGTTTAAGCACTGCTTCTTCAAAAGAATTGGTGAGATCATCCAACGTATCTTTATACTGATTTAAATCCCATTTGTGAAGTTCTGTATTAACTGGTTTTAGTATACCAGTTTTTACATTATAATTATGGTGACTGTTATGTGGGATTCTATAGAATGTTTCATTCCATTCAGTATCGTTATACACAGCAAACTTGAGTTCAAAGGATTGAGTCAACCCTGGCGGACCAAATCTTCCACCTTTGGGTTCTGTCATTGGAAAAGTACTGAAATAGAAATAATCATCAATTTTATAATAAAATGCTTGTCTTGTACTCCACGGATCAGTAAACAAATCTATGGTGTCAGTTTTCTCATCATAAATTATGAACAAGAATTCACCATCCAAATATTCTGTAAATTTGTCACCATATTCTAAATATTTGTCAATGCAAAAAAAGATACTACTGAATAATGGATGACGATTATAAATTTCTCCAATCAATATATAATATTTGTTATTATGCTTGTAAGGTTGTACAACATCTTTTCCAGTAATACTTGATAGGTGGTGTGTTATATAAACACCATTAACATCTATAGTA